TGGTGCCGCGTACAACCGGCCACGGGTCAGGTTCAGTGGCGGCGCTTGTGCCAGCAGTTGTGCAGCGGAAAACCAGACCGCTTGGCTGTACGGACGTGGCACGCCGGACATCACCGACGCTGAAAGCTGTGCTGGCTGCCCAGGCGGTAAATGCCATTACGGTTCAAAGACCTGACGAAAGGTTGCGGTGATCGTGGCGCGATTCAGGTAGGGGATCGACTTGTTCCACTGCTCGCAAACCCACTTGTATTCGGTGGATTCGCCTAGCGGTGTCCACTCAAATGGCGCAGCATCTGCCGCCCGAGCGTCTAGGAAAGTTTCGATGGTGTCGGCGTCAGTCTCGGAAACGTTCCAAGTCAGGTCCCATTGCTTCGGGTTCTGATTTAGTCCAAACGTCGTGCGCTGTTCGTAGCCGTCTCCGAAGCGGGCAATGCGGAAGTTAGGCGCACTGCTTTTCTGAGCGCCGTAGGTCGGGGTAATCGAAGGAAAAGTAGCCATTAGGCGAGCAAGCCTCCGGGACGTTTCTGGCGGATCAATTCGCTGCGTACAGCAGCGCCAAGTGCTTCGCCTAGCTTATTCGCGTTGGGAGCGTCGCCCTGAACGTTGGTGCCGGTTGCATCGACGTTGACGGTGATATTGCCGCCGAGGGCATTGTTGGGGACGATGCTGCCGCTGCGCCCTGGCATGAACAGCTCAGGACCGCGCTCGCCAACGATTGCAGGCTGACCGCCGGAGATCGAGCCGCCGCTGGCGAAACGAGGCAAGCCGCCAAAAAGTCTCGCCCCAGAAGTCGTCCCGCCAAAAAGTCCAAACAGGGCTGTATTCAAAGAGATTTGCAAGAGCTGGTTCGCCAGGTTGCGGAGCATGTTGGAGGCAACTTCTGCCAGGGATTTGGTCTGATCAACTGCTGCCATCAGCATGTCGCCCACGCCGGTTGCGATGGTCTGCCCAAGCTGCCCGTAAATCTCCTCAAGGCGCTGAGCTTCTTTTTGCTGTTCTTGCAACGCTTTCCTTTTGCGCTCATCCTCTGCTTTGCTGGCTGCTGCCCTGTCTATTTCTTGGATCTGAAGCTGGTATGTCCCAACTTTTGCTTGGATCAGGCTTTGCAGCTCTTTTTGGTCAAGAAGTCCGTTCTCACGCTTAATTGCGGCAATGTCGCTGATCAACTGCGCCCCAAGGCGCTGCTTTTCATTGCTTTGCTGGAGAACAAACTGCCGGTCTTTTTCGGCTTGCAGCAACTTCGCAGCCTGTTCCTGTTGAATCTCAAGCGGGCTTTTCTTGGGCTTGGCTCTGCCTTTCCCTTTTGCCTGTGTGCCAGCCCCAAGTGCAGGAGGCGCAGCGCCGTCAACAGTGGGAGCCTTGAAAGCGACGGCTTTCGGCATGAAAAGACCAGTGCCAGTCAGCCTGCCAAGTTCTGCTTCAAGGTCCGTGCGCATGGCTCGGAGCTGAGAGATCGTGTCGCGGAAGCCTTGTGCAACACCAACGCCACCAGGAGCCGTCTCGCTTACAAGGCTTAGCTGTCTTTGCTGATTTGCGATTCGCTCGTTAAGACCTTCAATATCTTTTTGTACGTCAGTGATTGTTGTTGACCGCAGACTTTTCATGAAGTCGTTGTATGCGGTTTGCATGAACTGAAGACCTTTCACAAAGGTGTTGACCATCTTTGTGATGTCATCAATGATTAGAGACAATGCCGGTGCCATCGTCTCTCCAAAGACCCTGGCAAGGTTGTCAACGTTGTCCTGCAAGGTGCTCAGCTTGCCGCTGAGAGTGTCGCTCTGCGCGAATGCGCCCTCTGCATATTTGCCTCCTGTCTCGGTCAGTTTTTCCAGGGCATAGTTGACAGCATCGGCTCCGATGCGCCCTGCTGACAGAGCCTTTTGGAACTCCTCCGCAGTGAGCCCATAGGCTTCCCGCAGGGTCCCCTGCAAATCAACGCCACGCTCTTGGAGCTGCAAGAGTTCTTCGCCCTGCAAGCGTCCTTTTGCTTGGATCTGACCAAAGGCGGTAGCAATGCCACCAAGGTCAGCGCCAGTTGCACCAGCAATATCAGAAAGCCGTTTTGTGACGTCGACAATCTTTTCTGTCTCGAAGCCAAACGCCTTCAGGCGCTTTGCCGTTTCAATTAGCTCCGCGCTAGTGAACGGCGTGACATTCCCGAATGCTTGAAGCTCAGCAATGATGCCTTTCGCGGTTTCAAGCGAGCCCGTCAAGACCTTCAAGCTTCTTGTTTGCGTCTGAAGCTCTGCAGTTTTGAAGAAGACAAACTTGCCAACGCCAATCACAGAAATGGCGGCGGCAAGCTTAGTGAAGGCTCCGGACAGGCTGTCAATGGAACCTTTTGCGCGTTTAGCGCTGTTGCCCATTCCAACGAAACGACCCTTTGCGTCTCGCAGTCTCCCGTTAGCGTCTCTTACCGCGCCTTCCAGCTTCCGGGTTGCCTGCTCAGTTTTGCGCAGCGGATTAACTGCCTTACTGGCATCAACGATCAGTTCAACCTTGGACTGAGCGCTTGCCACCGCTGCTATCGCTTACAGATGCCCCAATCTATCGCCGCTGATTCTTCGCGCGCTGCATCGCCTCCTGCTCGCGCTCGTTCTTCAGCTCATAGAACGCAGCGTAGTAGGCGAACTCAGCATCGGTCAGCTCGTTACGCATACGGCTGACCGTCATCCCTAACTCGCAGGACAAGAAGAACTCAAAGAAGAGCCAGTTGTCCTGCTTCAGTCGTTTTTTGCCTCTTCGAGCGTCTCGTCATCGCCTAAGCCAAACAGGAACAGCTCCAGCTCGTTCAAGACTGACTCAGGCAACATGCGCTGCAGCTTGGCGGCATCAGCAGGCGCGAAAGCTTTGCTGCCGTCCTGCAGCTCAGCCTTTTGGCACAGCATCTGGGTGCTGATGTCTAAAGCTTCGTCCGTACCAGCCAGGGCTTGCGCTTTCTTGCGGTCAGCCCTGGTGATCGGCGGGAAATAAAGATCCACCAACGCATCACCGCTGGCGTTCTTGAGCACAAATTTGCGGCGCTGGTTAAGGTCAAACGCCTCAACCAGCATGTCAACTGTCCGCTTTTGTACTGGCATCAGAGCTTATTTAATCGCTCTGATACTACACCTCATCACTCAAGGTTGCCGGTGATAGTACCGCTGGTGATGAAGTTGCAGCTCACGACAACAAGTTCACCGACGGTGGAGCTGATCTCCATGTCAGTGATGATGCCAGCGAAGCTGATCGAATCAGTACCGCTGGTGGTGCCGGTAGTGAACAGCTCGAAGGTGGCGTCTGCGCCGTCAGCAGTGGTCAGCACGTCTTCCAGGAAGCCAGCTTGACCAGTTGCGTCGGGGTCATAAACCAGCTCGACGGTGCCAGAACCGGAGATCAGGCTGCCAACAAAGGAACGGAAGGTGTCGCCATGATCGGTGACATCAAGGGTTTCCTTGGTGGTGGTCAGGCTCCAGCTACGGGTGCCGACGATGGTTGCGTTAGTAGAACCGGCTGCGTCGAACTGGACTGCGCCCTGTTCGCCTCGAAGGATTGCCATGGGTCAGAGTTCCTCGATGGATTCAAAGGTCACACGGACCTGGGTTTGAAAGTAGCCCTCGGGAGCTGGTGAAGCCAGTGCCTCTGGACCTGTGGGAGCGTCGAAGAAAACCCCCGACACGTTGACCCTATTGTAAAGATCACGGATTCTTTTCCCGATTGTGTAGTTGGCGCCAGGACCAACACCAGGGGCGGAAAAGATGTTGATTGTCAGTAAGCCAAAGATGCGGTTTTGGCTGTTGGTGGTGCTGCCTTGGCTCAGGTATTCGTTAGCGCCGAAGGTGGTCAAGCACTGCACCCAGCTTGACGCTGGCGTCGGCTCGAACGCCATGTTGTGAAAGACCACCGGGATGGCAGGGCTTTCGGCTAGCTCAGTAGCGAGCCGTCCTTCGATGACAGAACGGACGGTGTTGAGGTTGGTGGCTGCCATCAGTTGCCCCTAGCGATTGCTCTCATCAGTTTGGGGACATCTTTGGTTGCGATCTCTTTGCCAAGCAAATCAGGGAAGCCTTGAACTGCGCCGCGCTTAGTGCGCCACTGCCCCTGCCAGGAGGGTGGCATGTCTTCGCCGTAGAACACTGCCGGAGCGTATTCCGTGTTGTTGAACACGCGCCCGACATAAGGCTCGGTGACATTGACGTCCCACTTTTGCGCCAGCACTCCGGTGTCTTTAGGCGTGCCCAGGTTCGCTGGTGTCCGAGTTTTCAGGTCGCTTTGCCACTTGAGCGTCGTGCGCTTGACCAGCTCCTGCACCTGCTCGTCGTAAAGATCACCGATCTGGTCCAGCCGGATGTTCCGTACCATCGCTACGCCCTCAGGATCAGCTCGTAGACGATCGCCGTGTTGTCTTGCTCAGTCGTGTTCACTTGGATGACCTGGTGGACCACGCTGCTGATCACGATCCGGTCCTTCGTCTCCGGCGCAGTCGTCACAGCAGAAGCTGCAATCACCAGGCGCTTGTCGCCTGCCTGCACCAGCTCGTTGACTTCGCGCAGCGCCACATCGCTGAGCACGCCTTTGACCGTGGTGTCCGACTCGCTTTCAGTGATCGCGCCGGTCGTCGTGTTGTAGCTCCCGCCCGTCACGATCCGCACGGTGACATCACCGCCAAACTTGGTGACAACCTTGTTGGCAACCTTGCGTAGCGAGCTGGAAAGAGCCATCAGACGCGATAAGCGATACAGGCGCCGTTCTGAAGCGTGATGCTGGTGAAGACACCAACAATGTGGAAGCCTGCAGGCATTGTCTCGCCGTCAAGGCTGTTGCCGGTGTAGTTCTCGGACACCAGCGTGTCGATCGTGGTGTTCTCGTAGAAGTCGATGTGCTTGAACCGCCCGGTATGCGCAGCGGTGTCAGTGATCACCTCGGCACCGATCGTGTAGTCAATGCCGTTTCCTTGCCCAAATCCTTTCGCCATGATCAGAGCCTGTAAGCGACGACAGTGCCGCTGGTCAGCGTGATGCTGGTGAACACCCCATACATCTCGCAGCTCGCCTTCAGGGGCACAGCAGAGAGCGTGTTGCCGGTGTAGTCATCAGCGCTCAGCGTGTTGATCACCGAGTCCTCAAGGGCGACGATCTTGCCGAAGCGTCCGGTATGCGCCGCCGTGTCGTCGATGTATTCAGCGCTCGGGTAGGCGTACCCCATGATCAGCTCCGCTTGACGGCGATGTTGCCCGGTCCACTAATTCTAAGTCCGGTGAAATAACGCTCGATCATTGGCGGGATGCGATCAGCACCAGTCGCGCCGTAAGTGTTTGGCGTGACGTCCAGGTTGCCGATCTTGACGTTCTTGTAGTCCTCAAGCCCGCTAAGACCCAGACCGTCCTTGTTGTTGTTCAGGTAGACCGCGAGGACCGCCTGCGCCTTCTTGACCTGATCCGGAATCTCGGTGTCGGTGAAGTAATCAGTCGTGATACGAAACGGAAAACCCACCGCGTAAGTGTTGATGTAGGTGTCCGGCTTTCGGACCCCTGTTCGCGGCCACTGGAGAGACTGCGTATCAGTCGCACGGGCACCTAAAAAGCGTTCACGGTCAATGCGCTGCGCTGCTGTGTAAAGCGCGCGGTTCTTCTGGTCGTCGGTTGCCGAAGCCCAGGCGGTCACATCATCGTCTTGGACCAGACCGTCGATGATGTCGTTGGCGTCACTCAGCGTCAGGTAGCTGTTTGCGCTTGCGCCCCCGGCTGTTGCGTCGATTGAGATTGCCATCGGGCTTCTCGGAAGATTGCTTGGTGGCTTCTTTCACAGGGGCAGAGGCTGCCGCCGAAGCAGCAACCTCACGCTCCCGTGCTCGCCTAAAAGCGAACAGACCCAT